TGGTTCATGTGTTTTTGTCCTTTAGCGTTTGTTCTGCCTTTTTAATGTCAACTAAATTGCCACGACCACAATCAAGTATGCCCTCGATTTCTTTGTCCGTTAGCCCGACCCATTCTTTGCGTGGTGGTGCGTCACCAAATTGCTGAAACCATCGCATAGGCTCTTGCTCAGGCTTGGCTAACTCTGCTTTCAACTCACGGGCTGCGGACAGGGCTTGCATTACAAAAACATTTTTATGTGTACGCTCAAGCGCATCAATAATTAAATCAATTTTGCTCATTTTTCAAATACTCCTCGGCTCGGTTTCTAATCGCCGCGGCACAATGCAATAAATTCATACCGTTGTAATTAAATTCATCACAAATTTTTGCGGCTTCTTCCATTGCGGCTTGATGAACAAGTTTGGCAAATTGTTTTAATTCGTTTTCGCCGCCCATCAATTCTTTTGGCTCAAACCTTGTTTCAAAACAACCCGCTTCTTCGGCAAAGGCTTTTAATTGTTCGTTCATTCCGTAACCTCGTAAGTTTTGGCTAATTCCTCGATTGCTTCGGCATACTCGTAAATATTCCAAGTTATTTGTTTAACGCGGTTTTTGTTAATCCTTTCGTTTTTTATACTTGCGATTTCTCTTTCATGCTTTGCTTGAAGTCTTTTTGTTTGGTCGGAGCGTATAAGCGATTCCAACCGCTCAAAATTATTAGCAAATCCCGTCCATGTAAATTCGTAATTTTCCTTATGGGCATGAAAGTTAGATGCGGCAATAAAGTCGATTAGCCTTGGACTCATTGCATTACCCATGACATAAACGGGACAAGCCCAAAAACAACCCCTAAAAACGCCAAGCCAACCACCCAAGCAATAGGAGGTATGCGTTCGTCAGCTCGTGTGTAGCGTGTTTGGCAACGCATTGTGCGAGTGGTGCGACCTGTCCAGTTTGAATCACCAAGGTCTGTCAAGAAAGGCCAGTTGTGCTTATTCATCGCTGCCATCCTCCTCGTTAGCTGTTACGGTTTCAATGTGGTTAACGTCAATAAAATGTGTGTACATTGGTACAGCACACATCAGCACCTCGTCACGGTCAATCTTGATATACGGTTCGCCGTTGCTGTCTGTTTTTACGCCATCGGCAAATTGATCCATAAGCTCTGCAATCTTTTTGTCAGTAAGCTCACGGCTTAATTCACGCATTAACTGGCGTTTGCCTTCGTCTGTCATTTGGATGTAGTTGTATTTCATTTATGTACCTTTTGTCGTAGTTGATCGCTTGTTGCGATAACTGATATTAAGCTATCTAAACACTAATTACATAGGTGTTAACCCTAGTTTTTGCAATTATTTTTAATTTATTTGGATTTTTACAACAAAACGCCCCAATTACGGGGCGGTCGATGGAACAAGGAGTGAACAACACCGACGATTTATTATAGGTTGTTTTTACGCTTATAAAATGCTAATAAATATTGAAAGCAATCCCACGCAGAGGCTAAATCTTCCTCTGAATGTTCGATCAGTTTCACATCGCCTTCAGCAGTAAAGAACACGTTAGCGCATCTGGCTGTGGGTTTGCCAAGACCGACACGGTAAGCCGACAGTTGCATCAGCTGTTCGTGATACGGCACAACCTTGTCGAGTTTGTCTTTGCTCTTAAAGTCGATCACGATGTTCTCAGCAATCAAATCCACCTTGCCGCCAAACCCCTCATAAGCAAACGAACGCTCTGCCTCCCAAGTTTGGTCATGTCCAAAGTGAATCTTGATCGACGCATCCACTTGGTCAACATAAAACGGGTAATCATCATGTTCGCCACGGTAAAAACGTTCTAATACGCCGTGCATTGCCGTACCTCTGTCCATAGCGTCACGACCCGTAGACTTACTGTCGGTCATCACCCGTTCTAGCCAGTTTTCCTCCGTTTCTCCATCAATGCGTGGCAATGTCAGCGCAGCCAATAACACCTGTTGTTGCAGCCAGTTGGATAAGCCAGGCTTGGCAACTAATCCCAAAACGGTTGTCACGCTAGGTTTTAACCCAAGTTCTCGTGCGTCACGAACCGTTGTGTTGCGCTCTTTGCCGTTCTTGCCAATAATTTTGTACGCTGGTGAACCGTCAGCTGCGTACCAATGACCACTTTCTGAGTCTGCTGTTTTAATTATCATTGTTAACCTCATCGTAAGTCATTTTAAAAATATCTGGTTTGCATGGGTAATGCTCACCCTGTACGCCAGTAATAATCCAATCGCCAATTGATACTTGATGCCAGCCTTCAAGCGTTTCAATTGCAAAAACTTTGTAAAAATTCCAAACATTTGAAGCAGGGTGTAGTGACGTTTCGGGTAAAATAATTCCGTCAGAATTTTTCCATGCGTCAACCACCATAGGGTGATCGCCCATTTTGCGCCATTGTGTTGCTTCAATTACTACTGGTTTTTTTCTATATTTCATTTTTGCACCTGTTTAGCTAATGTTTTAAGCATTTCGATTGCATCCTGTAGGTCTTGCACGGCTCTGTTGTCGAGAACCATGCCTTCGTACCATTGCTGCAATCGCCAAGAAATAAGTATTGCTTCTTCCGTCTGAGTCATCAGAACGGCACATCGTCGATCATTTCATCAAGAGGCACAACAATCCCCTCTTTGATTGACCTGTAAGCGTCAGACTTTGGTTTGGCAGGCGCAACTGGTGCATCCTCCGCAGTCCGACCACCAAGCATCTGCATCTGGTCAGCAACCACCTCAGTTGTGTATTGATCCACGCCGTCTTTGTTGACCCACTTGCGAGTAGTCATACGACCAGCTACAAAGACCTGTGAGCCTTTTTTTAGGTAATCGGCACATATTCCTGCCAACTTACCAAAAGTCGTGATCCTGACCCATTCTGTCGTTTCTTTTGTTGCGGTCTTGTAGCCCACCGCAATTGAGAAATTGCAGATTGCGTTAGAATCAGCGGTGTAACGTACTTCAGGATCTTTGCCCAAGCGACCAATGAACTCACAGCGATTAAGATCGTTTGCCATTATTGTTGTTCCCAGTTTGCTTTAAATTGATCGTATGCAGCCTTTAACGGGATTTGTTGTTCTTTCAAACACACAGTCCATGCTGCCCTAAATATGTCCTTCAGGCTTTCGTAACTGACCGCTGATGCCATTTGCGCTACGGTGTTGTCCAACTCAATGCCTTTGGGTTTCTCAACAACTTTAACTGGCGCTGATTTTACGGCTGAGTTACCGTCATCATCTTCTGACGCAATGCCAAGCGCACTTTGCAAACTGTAGCGTTTTGCATACGAAATCGCAGATCCGTAGCCTTGAGCATCTTGTTTGCTTGCAGGGATAAACAACGTGCCGCAACTAAGTTGTTCGCCTGACTCATGGATTAAAACTGTTTCGACTGCTACGCCACCGTCTGCCGTATGCAACATCTGCACAAAGGCTAGACCGTTCGCCGACAGAGCAGGCCGTACAGCGTCGATAACCGATGCCAGACTGCTATATGCAGATTTAAAGTGGGGATTTTTACTATCTTTGGCTGCGTGGCTCATTGCTGCTTGAGCTTTTACAAGAGATTTTGCTAATTCATTCATTTATGCACCTGTATCCTAGTTATATGGCGGGTATGCCATGACTAATATTAAGACAACTAAACACAGAAAGCAAGTGGAAAACTCACAATTAAAATATTTATTGAGTTTCTTTGACAACTAATGTTAAGATGTCTTATGAAAACAACAGACATCATCCAAGCACTAGGCGGTACGTTTGCCGTAGCCAAGCTATGTCGTGTCAGTCCTTCAGCCGTGAGTCAATGGCGTAACAACGGCATAGCAAAGGACAAATTGATTATGTTAGCCACGGAAATTGAAACAAAGTCTAATGGCGCTTGGACTCGCAAAGAAATCCCTAACTGGGCGCAAATTTGGCCCGAGTTAAATTAAAATTGTTGGTATGTGAAAGCGGATTCTATTGCTCAAGGGTAGTACCCTTTAACCATACTAGTTAGTCGTTATAAATAGCTTGCATAGTGCAGCGAGTAACATACCAACACTTGACACACTATAAATAGGATGAAATAATTACATTGTTGTCGTTGCAGATAACTAAGCCGTTTAAGTCTATATATTGAGCCTTCGGGCTGGCATCCTTAAAAAAGATGTTCTGCAACCAATATATAGATTTAAGCGGCTTTTTTGTTTTTAAAGATAACTGTCAGGGCGCATTAGCTAATAGAGTGACCACTCGTACCCAGAACAGGTTAAGTAAAGATTCAAGGTTGTATCCGGTGTGACCCGCACCTCTAAGTACCGAAAGGGAACAGAATATAGACAGACTAGAGAAATCTAGTAAAACCATTTACTCTAGGTATTGATCTTCTACACC